GCCGCTTCTGGAGGGCCAGCCTTAGAAGGTACGGTAAACGCGGACTCACAAGGAATAAGTATCCAACAAGACATTTCACTTAAAGATGATGTTGGTTTATCATTGAGTGCAGGTGAAACATATGCAATAAAAGTGAGAGCTGACAACAATCATCAAGATGGTTCCTTCACTGGTACGACAAGTTTTGCTACCGATAGTGCTCGTTCGATAACCATTGATGATGGTTCATCTGCAACCGACCAACATACAGACGCAAGCACGGTTCACTTGAGTGATAAATTCACATTCACGGTTCAAGCAGCGGCTAACGACCAGTTACAAGTAACACTAACTGCTTCAGGTGATAACCTAACTAGAATAGCTGTAGATATGGGTCATAAACCATTTACAACAAGTGCTGGCCTGGTGTTCCTCTCAGATGGTTCAGCTAATACAGGTACGGTAGTATCAAGTGATGTAAACACATCATCTGCAGTAAGTTTGACAGAAACGGGTTTAAATGCAGGTTCAAATACCGTTCAATTCCAAATCAGAAGTCAAGGTGACGGAGGAGCACTCCCTGAAACACTTACTACTATGAACTTAACGGTCTCAGCTAAACTATTAGATTCTGGTGGTAGTACGGTTGTATCGAGTGCTGATTTCCACACATATACCGTGAAGCAAAATGGCTTATAAAAATAAGAAAAACAACTAAAAAGATATTTATTAATGAATATATACAACATTTTACAATATATAATAAAGTTACTAGGGAGTAAACCTATGAAAACAGATAAAACACTAACAACGTTCGATGAGATAATACAAATCACGTTAGACCACGAGGGAGGTTATGTACATGACCCCACAGATTTAGGCGGTGAGACAAACTTCGGTATAGCTAAAAGATTCTATCCTGATGTGGATATCAAGAATCTTACTGAAGAGGGAGCTAAAGAAATCTACAAAAAAGATTATTGGGATAAAAATAAAGTAGATGATTTACCTGACGATTTAAAACATATCTTTTTTGATATGTGTGTTAATCAAGGTAGAGGTACAGCTGTAAAAATACTACAAAGAGCTATAAATGCTAAAGGTGGTGATTTAACGGTTGATGGTGGATTCGGACCAGGTACAAAAGCTGCTTTAGACAAATACACACCTGAATTAGATAGAGTTCGTTGTTACAGATTAAAACATTACTATGATTTAGTAAATAAAAAACCCGAACAAGAGAGATTCATATACGGGTGGTATAAAAGAGCTTTATCCGTCTGATGAAAAAGTTAACTGAATGGCTTGTAAAACCTTTTCTTAAAGAGGATATTAAAATACCTGTAAAAGTGGGTGATACTATTCTTACAGGTAGATTTAAAAACAAGAAGACTATTGTGAAGTCTATTGATAAAGATGCTCATGGCATGCCAACTATTAATGGTAAAAAAGTAGTCACATTCAGAACAGCCAAAAAAGACGATAAAAAAATAATCAACGCAAAAAGAAAAAACGAGAATATAAACGAGGGTGTTAATGACCCTGGTATTTTTAAAGCCGTATTTCTTGCTGGTGGCCCAGGTAGTGGTAAAACTTATGTTGCAAAGAATTTATTTGGAATACCTGATAGATACAATATAAGTATGACGGGTATGAAGATGGTAAACTCGGATAAAGAGTTAAAGTTTCTTCTGAACAAATACGGATTCGGTACAGATTTAGATAAGATGCCAGATGACTTATTTAAAGATTTAACATCTAAAGGTCAGAGTGGTTTACGAGATTATGCTAAATCACTTACTAAACAAAGAATGAAGTTGTATCAAGATGGTAAATTAGGTATGATTATTGATGGTACGGGTCACGATTATGGTAAGATAGCTAAGATGAAAAGAGAACTTGAAGAAGATGGTTATGATACATATATGGTATTTGTTAATACTTCTCTTGATGTAGCTCAACAACGTAATCAAGAACGAGATAGAATATTACCACCTAAGTTATTAGAAAAGAGTTGGAAAGATGTACAATCTAATCTTGGTAAGTTTCAGAATTTATTTAAATCAAACTTTCTTATTGTAGATAATTCTAAGTTTTTAAAATACGATGTAGCTCAGAAAAAGTTTGCTTCACTTGTAAAACAAGGTATTACTAAGTTTACAAAAAAACCAATCAAAAATAAAATAGCAAAGAGTTGGATTAAAAAACAACAAATATTAAAACAACAAGGTCTTTCAGAAGCACCAAGAGTACCTAGAAAAAAAGGACAACATAGAGGTTCTAAATCTCATTCAGATTTATACACGGATGAAAATCCAAAAGGAACAATAAAAGGTCTTAAGTTTGCTACCGTAAAAGATGCTAAAGCATCTGTAAGTAAAATTCGTAATAGTGGTAAGTCTCATGCTCATAAAATTCAAGCTGCTGTAGCTATGGAACAGAGAGCTCGAGAGATGGGTAAAACATCACAAGCAGCTGTATATAGAGCTTTCATTAATAAAATGAAAAAGAAAACAAAAAGAAAGAATGAACAAGGACTTGGTTCAAACAAAAAAGTTGTAGGTACGGATGACTACACGTTTGGACCTGATTGGATACCTACTGATTTAGCACAACGTAAAAAAATGAAAAGACTTCATAAAAAAATAAATAGAAGTTTGAGAACAACAGAAGATATTCCATCACCGAGTCGTAAAGGTGTAAAAAAGATGAAACGTAAAGGACATAGTTCAGTTCCTTATGGTAGTGGTTATAAAAAAGTAAACGAAGATAGAACTAAAATAAAAAAAGTAGTGGGTATTTACGGAGGACGTTTTCAACCTTTTGGACCTCATCATAAAAAAACTTATCAATGGTTAAAATCAAGAGTTGATGATGCCTATATAACGACATCTGATATAAAACAACCACCAAGACACCCAATGAACTTTAGTGAAAAAGTTCGTCACATGGTTAAGATGGGTATTCCTAAGAATCGTATCGTAAAAGAAAAATCACCTTACGTAGCAAAAAATGTATTGAAGAAATATGATAAAAAGACAACAGCAGTTATTTACATTTTCGGAGCTAAAGACGCTGGTAGATTAACAGGTGGAAAGTATTTTAAAGATTATGATAAAAACAGAGGTAATATTTTACCATACGACAAACACGGATACATAATGACAGCTCCTCATGTCTCGGTCAATGTAGGTGGTAAAGAAGTGAGTGGAACCGTGATGAGACAATTACTAGGAGCTCCCGACTACGAAAAGAATAGAGAAAAATTATTCAAACAGGCATTCGGATACTTTAATAAAGGTATCTATAATATGATGACTAATAAATTTAAAAAGTTGTTTGAACATATAGATGATTTTTTAAAGAATAACGATATTAATCATATTTTAAACGAAGGTAGTCAAACCGTAGGTTCACCTGTTGATGATGGACCTCCAACATTCTATAAAGGATTTACTGAATATCAAAACATTTCTAAAGATTGGTTAGATTCGATGTATAAAGATACAGGTTGGGAAATAGTAAACTATATATTGAGTCCTAATGCTCAAAGTCCTAGTTATGATTACACATTAAAATATTCGATAGTTCCTGCCGTGTCTTATAGTGATTTACAAAAATATAAAGATTTTATTGATACTACCGTTTTACGAAATTTAGGTTATGAAGTTGTAAAATGGATGGGAATGGACGGAAAAGGTGTACAAACAGAAGCACCTCCTTTACCAGGAGCTGATTCAGGTACAACTAATACAGATTTGAAAGAAAGAATCAGTCTTGAAGAAGAAGTGTCGTTATTGATAGAGGGAGGAGCTTATGGTCACATGAATCATCCTTTTGACGATAAAAATCTTACATTTTCAGATTTAAAGCAGATAATTATTAATGGACTCGGTGGTAAACTAAGTCGAGAAGATGGAGTTACAGAAAAACTCGATGGTCAAAATTTAATGATTTCGTGGGTAAACGATAAATTGGTTACAGCTAGAAACAAAGGACAACTAAAAAACTTTGGAGCAACAGCAATGGATACAAAAGGTGTTGCATCTAAGTTCGCTGGTCGTGGTGATATAAAGAATGCTTTTGTTTTCGCTATGAAAGATTTAAGTAAGTCTATTGGTAAGTTATCAGACGCTCAAAAAGAGAAAGTATTTGGTAATGGTAAACGATGGATGAATTTAGAGGTTATGTATCCTAAGTCAGCTAACGTGATTGATTATGATAAAGCACAAATAGTATTTCACGGTACACTAGAGTATGATAAAAGTGCTAAGGCAATAGGACAACCTAAAGATTCTGCTCGTATGCTAGCTGGTATGATTAAACAAGTAAATCAAAATGTACAAAAAAATTATACAATAGGTAAACCTCAGTTTTTAACCGTACCTAAAGTACAAGATTTTGGAAAAAAGAAAAAAACATTTTTGAATAGATTAGATAAATTAAAAAAACAATACGCTTTACAAGACAATGACACTTTAGCTATGTATCATCAAAGATTTTGGGAAGAGTTTATATTCAATGCCTCAAAACAATACAAGTATAAGATACCAAATAAAGTTTTAGTTAATCTAACTAAGAGATGGGCCTTTTTTGACAAGTCATATAAGATACCAATGATGAAAAAAGATATAAAGAACGAAAAGTTTTTAGATTGGGCATTATCATTTGATAAAAACGACCATCAAAAATGGGTAAAACAAAATATGAAACCATTTGAAGTGTTATTTTTCGATGTTGGAGCTCAGATATTACAAAATATAGGAGGTTACTTAGCGGCATCACCAGATAAAGCTGTAATGAAGATTAGAAAAGATGTTATTGCCGCTGTAAAACAAGTAAAACAAAGTAAAGATGTCAAAAAGATAGAAACATTAAAGTTACAATTAGATAAATTAGAAAAAATTGGTGGTTTATCATCAATCGTACCTTCAGAAGGTATAGTTTTCAAGTATAAAGGTAAAACCTATAAATTTACTGGTGCTTTTGCTCCTGTAAATCAAATTTTAGGTCTATTAAACTTTTAAGGAATTGATATATGCCAACTATGGAAGAAATAAAAACAGCGTTAGGAAAAATGGGTAAATCACCTGAGAAACCTTTGATAGAAACATCAAATATTCTCAATGAAAATACAAATTCAATACCATTTTCTGAAAAACTATTCGCTCCCGTTGAAAAATTAGAAAATAAAATACAAAGTAAAGATAAAATTATTGAAGATTTAAAAAACGAAACACTAAAATTAAAAAACAAAGTTTCTCAAGTTGAAGAAGAGAAATCTACTATTTTAGAAGAGTTAAATAAAGCAAGATGGTTAGAAAATAAAGTTACCTTAGCAACAAAAAAAGTATATGAAGATAAAGTTAAATCAGTTATTGATGAGAATGTAGATTCGAAGATAATCCCTATATTAACAGCTGTTGCAAGAAGAAAACAAGGTAATCAACAATTAAATTGGGGTAATTGGTTAAATATAACTGAGAATAGATATTTGTATGAACTAAATGGAGATATAGCCAAAAAAATATTTGAAGAGACTAACGCTTTAATATCTAAGAAGAGAACACGAGGTAGTAGAGTAGTTGAATCAGTAGAAAATTATGCACTATCATTTTCAGGTGATAGAAGTGGAGCTACAGAAACATTTGTATCAACCGACTTTAATCCTGATACTTATTCACTTTGGAACGGATTTACTATTTCATTTTGGGTTAGACCAGATGAAGAAATGAATCAAAAATCAGTTATACTAGGTACTAAAGCTAATAGTCCTGTAGCAAGATTTCATTTCGGATTGTCAGGTGCAGGTGTCAATAATATTGGAGTAGGAGTTGGTGGTAATGATGTTACTGGAATTAACAATCCAATGGAAATAGGTAAATGGTATAATTGGGTAATATCGTATACAGGTACTCAATTTGATGCAGGAGAAAGAAAACTCAGAATGTGGATAAATACAGATGCAAGAATGACTAATAACAACAGCACTTCTTGGGGTAATCAAGATGAAGCTACTGAAAGTTACACTCACGGAATATATTTTGGAGGACGTAACACCGAGGGTTCAGGATATAGTAACGGATTCGCTTGTGCACTTGATGAAGTGGCTATCTACAATAAATGTATTGATTCAGTTGGCACTTTTGCTAGTGAAGTATATAACGCTGGAACTACTTACAATCATTTGATTAATAGTCACACTGCTAATCTTGTAGGATATTGGAGATTCAATGAAGGTGGTGGAACTGCTGTTATTGACCATTCGACAAATAGTAACAATGGAACATTAACCACAAATGATACAGGATTACCAACTTGGGAAGAAATAAAAACCTATAACTAAAGGAGTTATAATGGCAGGCTATAGTAAAGAAAATAAACGTCAAAATGACGCATTACAATCAATTTTAAGAGGAGGAACTCCAGAATCAAAAATTCAAGTAGGCTATACTGGTAAAAAACAAGAATCAGGTGACAAAATAGACAGATTATCCGATATTATGAAGGAAGCTCGAATGCCTTGGTTCTGTCCTAAGTGTGAAAAGGTTATGAAACATAGAATGGACAATAAAACTTGGGCTCTGTACAATCATTGTTTTGATTGTCAGATAAAATTTGAAAATAAGATGAGAATTGATGGAACTTATGATAAATGGAAAGAAAATAATATTAAAGAGAGTAAGTTAGCTTATATTAAAGACCAAAGAGCTCAAATTAAAGAATTTAAAGAACAAAACACACCAGAGTTCTTTGAACAATTCAGACCCGACGGATATTCAGTTGATAAAGACAAATGGACAATGAATAGTGAAGAAATGAACAAAAAAGCTGATGAATATTTAGAATTTTTAGATAAATTAGAAGAATCTTTAGTTTAATATATTTATATATAGGAAGATACATGATTCAAGATAAAGAAGTTTACGTGATACGAGGAAAAGAACTCAAAGAGTTGATTACACTACTATCAGACCTGAAATATGTAGCTATGGAATACGCTAAGACGAATAATAGTGAAATTGAAGAAACTGAATTTATTTATGATGATTTGATTGATAATATGCTACAATCAAAACTATTTAAAACATTTAAACTAGAAGATTTACGAAGTGAATTTTCTTTTAATGAATTACTAAGAAATGCCGGTCTTAAATTAGGGAGAAATTAAATGGCAGAAGTAAAACGTGGCTCAGGAGCCAGAACAGATGTGTCTAGTCGTAGTGCACCAACTTTTAAACCAAGTGCTAAATACAATAAAATTGTAGAGTTTGGAGCAGGTGACCATTACTTATCTGGTTCAAATGCTGGTTCAGATGGATTTATAATACAAACAGCAGGTACAACGGTTCTTCATCCAGTTGAAGGAACACCGGTCGCAGCTAGTGCTATAAATGCTAAAGAAGTTTATGAAATAGGACTTTCAAGAATCACTGGAAGCGGAACGGTTTCTGTATTATATTAATATGGAAAGAAATTCAAAAGGACAACTCAAAGATGTGATTAAACAGGAGTATGTGAAGTGTGCTTCCGACCCTGTTTATTTCTTAAAGAAATATTGTATGATTCAACATCCGATAAAAGGTAAAGTACCTTTTTCATTATACGATTTTCAAGAAGAGACCGTTGGTGAATTTGTAAATAATAGATTCAACATCATTTTAAAAGCTCGTCAATTAGGAATATCTACTCTCACGGCAGGTTATTCACTATGGATGATGACTTTTCACCAAGATAAAAACATCTTGGTTATAGCTACAAAACAAGAAGTAGCTAAAAATTTGGTAACAAAGGTTCGTGTGATGCATGCTAATCTACCAAGTTGGTTAAAACAACCTTGTGTTGAGGATAACAAGTTGAGTCTGAGATACAAAAATGGTTCTCAAATAAAAGCTGTATCGAGTGGTGAAGATAGTGGTCGTTCAGAAGCTCTGTCATTACTGATACTTGATGAGGCAGCATTTATTGATAAGATTGATGGTATATGGGCAGCAGCATCTCAGACGTTATCAACTGGAGGTCAATGTATAGCTTTATCTACACCTAATGGTGTTGGTAATTGGTTTCATAGAACATGGATGGATGCTGAAGACCATTTGAATGATTTTAATTTCATCAAATTACATTGGACCGTACATCCAGATAGAGCTCAAGAATGGAGAACTGAACAAGATACTTTATTAGGTCCTTCATTAGCTGCTCAAGAATGTGATTGTGACTTTATTACTTCTGGTCAAAGTGTAGTAGATGGTGTAATATTGGAAGAGTATAGAGAATCACACGTAAAAGAACCTATTGAAAAAAGAGGTATTGATTCGAATGTTTGGATATGGGAACCACCAAACTACACAAAAGATTATGTAGTATGTGCTGACGTTAGTAGAGGTGATTCAACAGACTACTCAGCTTTTCATATTTTAGATGTAGAAAGTTTAGAACAAGTCGCTGAGTATAAAGGAAGAATGTCTACACGAGATTATGGAAATTTATTAGTAAATGTAGCTACAGAATATAACAACGCATTATTAGTTATTGAGAACAATAACATAGGTTGGGCTACAATACAACAAGTGATTGATAGAGAGTATGAAAACCTTTTTTATATGAGTAAAGATTTACAAGTTGTTGATGTACATAGACAAATCAACAATAAAATAAATAGAATGGAAAAACAACTGGTACCAGGATTCACTATAACTTCTAAAACAAGACCATTAGTTGTGTCTAAATTAGAAGAATTTTTTAGAGAAAGAGCTGTAACCGTCCATTCACAGAGATTAATTGACGAATTGTTTGTATTTATATATAACGGTAGCAGAGCAGAAGCTATGTCAGGATATAATGATGATTTAGTAATGTCTTTCGCTATGGGACTCTGGATAAGAGAAACTGCTCTACGATTGAGAGCTGAAGGTATAGAATTACAAAAGAAAGCAATGAATAGTATAACATCAAATCAAGGTGTTTATACACCAACTAATAACCAAAATGATTCTTGGACCTGGGAAACAGGTAAAAAAAAGGAATCATTAGATTGGTTAATTAATTAAGAGGTAAAAAATGGCTGACACAGGCTTAAGAAGTAGATTATTAAGATTATTTTCTACTAACGTTGTAGTACGAAATGTAGGAGGAAAGAAACTAAAAGTTTCCGATACAAGTCGTACACAAGCTTATCAAAAAAGTAATTTGATTGATAGGTATCAAAAAATATTTACAGGAGTAGGACTGAGTGGTTATTCTGATGCTTTAATGACTAGGTCGATGAGACTTAATTTATTTAAAGATTATGAATCAATGGATGCTGACGCTATCATCTCAAGTGCTCTTGATATTTACGCTGATGAATCTACTATGAAATCAGAGTACGGAGACGTTTTAGAAATTAAAACAGATAATAATCAGATTAAAGAAATATTACACAACTTATTTTACGATGTCGTGAATATTGAGTTCAATCTATGGCCTTGGGTTCGTAATATGTGTAAGTATGGTGATTTCTTCTTAAAATTAGAAATCAACGAAAAGTATGGTATTACAAACGTAGTTCCTTTATCTGTATATGATACATCACGTATTGAAGGTTTAGACCCCGAGAATCCTGAATATGTAAAATTTTTAGTAGAGTCAACTACAAGTGAACATAGATATAAATCTGAACGTTCTGCTACAAAACAAGAATTAGAAAATTATGAAGTAGCTCACTTCAGACTATTATCTGATTCTAATTATCTACCTTATGGTAAGTCTCAAATTGAAGGTGGTAGAAAGACTTGGAAACAGACTACATTAATGGAAGATGCTATGATGATACATAGAATCATGAGAGCACCAGAAAAAAGAATTTTTAAATTAGATATAGGTAATATACCTCCTTCTGAAGTTGATAATTATATGCAAAAAGTAATTAACAAAATGAAGAAAGCTCCTGTTGTTGATGAAGATACAGGTGATTACAATTTAAGATATAACATGCAAAACATTACAGAGGACTTTTTCTTACCCGTACGAGGAGGTGATAGTGGTACGAGTATAGATTCCTTACCAGGTTTGACTTATGAAGCAACAGAAGATATCGAGTATCTCAAAAATAAATTATTATCATCTTTGAGAATACCGAAAGCTTTCTTAGGTTTTGAAGACCAGATAGGTTCAAAGGCTACTTTAGCTGCTGAAGATGTAAGATTTGCTAGGACTATCGAAAGAATACAAAGAATTACAATAAGTGAATTGACAAAGATGGCTATCGTTCATTTATATGCACAAGGTTATCAAGATGCTGATTTAGTTAATTTTGAATTAAGTCTTACTAACCCCTCAACAATCTATGAACAGGAAAAAGTTGAATTGTGGAACAATAAGACACAATTAGCTTCTTCAATGTTACAAGATGGTCTAGTTTCTTCTGAATGGATTTACAAAAATGTATTTGGATTTACAGAAGAAGAAATTAAAAAAGAAGACGAAAACATATTGTTTGATTACAAACAAAAGTTTAGACGTACTCAGATAGAAAATGAGGGTAATGACCCAGCTAAATCAGGTCAAGCTACTGGAACACCATCAGATATGGCTATGGGTAGAACAGGACATGAGTTAGATGATAAAGGTGGAGCACCTGAAGGAGGATTTGAAGGAGCAGGTAGACCTGAAGAACCTAATAAATATGGCAAAGATAGTGGAGCACGTGGTAGAGACCCTCTAGGTGCTCACGATATGAAGAAAGGTGGTAGTGGAGCTCCTAAATATGGTAGACCTTTAGCATTAGCTCACTACGACGCATTGAAAAAATCCATGAATTTTAATAAAGTTGACACTAAAATTATAACTGAAACGACGGAACTAGAAAAAGAGTACGAGAATGAGGTAACTTCTTTAACTAAAGATACTTCAAATGAATAATTATTATTTAACTTTATATTTATTTATGACAAAATATATGATTAAACGGAGTATTATATAATGGCTCGCAAATTAAAACATTCTAAAATAAAGAATACAAGTATTCTTTTTGAATTATTGACAAGACAAATAACAGCTGACGTGTTGGCTGGTAAAAGTACGAAATCTGTCAAAATAGTAAAAAAGTATTTCAACGAAAATACAGAGTTGGGTAAAGAACTTCAACTATATCGTATTTTGTCTGAAAGACACTATCAATCTGAAAATAAAGCTCGTGATTTGCTGTCTGCAGTTGTTGAGTCAAGAAAAAATTTAAGTAATTCTAAATTACGTAATGAAAAATATAATCTAATTAAAGAAATAAAAGAAAATTATAATTCAACAGATTTCTTTAATGGTCGTGTGACCAACTACAGATTATTAGCTGCTATCTATAATACTTTTTTAGCAGAAAGTGCCACAACGGTATCTTTTAATCCTGAACAAACAACTAATTCAAAACACACTATATTAGAACACATCACAAATAAAAAAATCACTACAAAACAAGTGAAAGAAAAGATGTTGAAAGAGTATGGTAAAAAAGATAAAGATTTAAGATTACTTACATATCAAATTTTAGTTGATAAATTCAATACTAAATACAAATCATTGAATGAATCACAAAAAAATCTACTTAAAAGTTACATTAATAATATAAGTAATACAAATTCATTACGTGAGTTTGTAAACAAAGAAGTTACAACATTAAAAAACATTTTAAATTCCCACGTCAATAAGATAAATGACACAATCACTAAAATCAAATTGACAGAATCAATCAATCAGATTGATAATTTGACAAAGGGAAAAATTGTAAATGAAAAACAAGTTTTAACTTTGATGAGATATTATGAACTTGTTAAGGAGATTAAAAATGTCCACTCAAATTGAACGACTGCGAGCTTTAGTTCGAGAACTGATTAAAAAAGAACTCGAAGAAGTTTCTGTAACAGGAGCTATTGACGGGGGAGAAGGTCCTCCTAGAACTCCTTACGCTTTTCAATCTAAACCCAAAAAGAAAAAAGATAAAGACAAAGAAAAAAGAATAGCTAACGCAGCAGGATACTCAAAAGTATCTGAAGCTAGATTTGCTTTAGATATAAAAGATGAGGGTGATGTTAAGTTAACAATCATAGTAGATGCAGGTTCAGCTGGAGCTGCTAAAATGAAAGTAGCTAGAAAATTAAAAGGTGGTTCAAAAAGTATTTCTAATGTAAGAAGAGTTCAAACTGGTAAAGCTAAACAGATTGATAAAAAACTCGAGAATGTAAATGAAGGTCATTATCACAATTACAGAAATGATGAATCTTTAACACCAAAACAAAAAATAGGTCGTTCTATGATGGAAGTCAGAGATAAGTTGAATGAGTTAGATAAACTTATTAAAATGAATGTAAGATTAAAGAACGAAGTAGGTGTTGATTCAACTTCTTATTGGAAACGTACTCACGGTGCAATGAAAAAAATTAGTGAAAGATTAGTAAAACTAGCCAATAAAATCGGTCAACTTTACTAAAAACAAATAAACGGAGTCTATAGTGAAAAAACTAATAGTAGATTATTTACCTTTTGAAATAAAACCAGAACAAATCTCAGAATCAATCAATGAGAATAACGGAAAGTTGATTGTCAGAGGTGTATTACAGAGAGCAGAAGCCAAAAATCAAAATGGTAGAATTTATCCTCGTGAAATATTACACCGTGAAGCTAAAAAATATACAAAAGAATTTATTAAAGAACGTAGAGCTATGGGTGAGTTAGACCATCCTGAAAGTTCTGTCGTCAATTTACAAAACGTATCACATAATATTAAAGAAATGCATTGGGAAGGTGATAATCTACTAGGAACGGTAGAAGTATTAAGTACACCAAGTGGTAATATCTTGAAAGAGTTATTTAAAAGTGGTATAAAACTAGGTATTAGTTCAAGAGGAATGGGTTCAGTTGAGACGGTGAATGAAGATGATGGTCAAGTTACTCAAGTACAACCAGACTTTGAACTTATAGCGTTTGATTTTGTAAGTAATCCTTCTACTCATGGAGCATTTATGTATCCAATGAATGAGTCAGTCAATAAAGATTTACCAGCTGGTAGAACTTGTGGTGATTATTGTAAAGTTGAAGCTATCATTAATGACATAATGAGAGGATAATAATGAAAATTTTAGAATCATATAAAAAGATGGCAAAAAGTATGTTGACGGAAAATGTTTGGGATAGAAAGTTCGGTGAACCACTTCCTACTATGCAAGATGTAATTTGGAGAAACATGACTGAAGAGGAACAAAATGCACACTTGAACGTTGTGAAAGAAGCATCACAAGATGATGACGATTACGTACATATTGGTTACGGTAAATATAAAGAAAAAAATATGGTCGATGACCCACAGGCTCCTACATATTCTAAAAATCCTGCAGGAGCATTTGTACTGGATAAAGAAGATGGTAAAAAAGATTCAAAAGGTGACGATGATAAAAAACCAGTAGATAAATCTAAAAGTTTAGAACCAGATGATTTTGAAAGAGATTTTGATGATGATGAAGAAGCTAAAGCAGCTGCTTTCGCTGATATGGAAGATGAATTTGGTGATGATGATATGGACGAATCACATGGTAAAATTATTACATTAAATGGTAAAAAGTATAAACAAGTAGAAGATTAATTAGGAGTAAACTATGAGTCAGCCTACACAAAAAATGGATAAGTATAATAAATCCGTACAACATCAATGATTCCATCATGCAACTTGGGGGTCTCCTAAGTATAAGAATGAAGGAATTGGTGAAGTAACTTGGCATTCTCTAACTGAGAGTGGTAAAGTTGAAGTTTGTAACATTAAGTTTGGTGATAAACACTACAAAAATGTAAGTGTTGAACACTTAAATCCTGTCAAGATACAAGAACATTCTCACAAGAGAACAGGAAACGAACTTGATGATAAGAAAAAGAAAAAGAAGAAAAATGAATCGTTTGATTTTAAAGACACTTATAAAAGAATCGGTGGAAAATGAGTAAAAACTATACTGATATGATGAACAAATGGAAAGATTGGAGACTTTCAGAGTCCAAAATTAACATGGGCTCTGGAGGTTACAAAGGTGATTTCGATAGTTTAGAAGATGCTATCAGTAGAGTTGATAGATTAATGAAGAGTTTGACTAAAGAGTTAGCTAAAGATAAAGATGCTAATTACAAACAACAAGTCTTAGAATTACAACGTTTATATAAAAGAAACTTCATTGAGTTAAAAGTAAAGTTATCTCAATTTAAAAGGAAAAATACGTGATTAAGTTAACTGAATTGTTAAAAGACGATTGTGATTGTGGTGAATCTTGCTGTTCTACTAAAGAATCAGTCAATGAAAGTGTTGATGATTTAAAAAAGATAGTAAAAGAACTAGAAGGTGCTTCGAAACTACACGCCGGTCAATCAGCAGCTTTAGCTAAAGCATCTAAAATGCATGCAGGACAGGCTAAAAGAATACAAGCTCATCTTAAAGGTGTTGATGAATCTATTGTAGAGGGACCTGATGACGTAAGATTGACTAAAAGACAATTTGCTTTATTAATCAGACAAGAGATGGAGTTCAGAAAAAGAATGCAAAACATTGAACAAGGATTTTTGAGAGACCCCAACGAAGGTAATAAGAAATTATCAAAGGCTATTCAGAAGTCTTATAAAGATAATGTGACTAAGTTTATGAGAGACGTTGTGGGTTACATGAAGAAAATGAAATAATGCCTTCTGTATCTAAAGCTCAACAAAGATTTATGGGATTGGTTCACGCTTACAAAAAGGGTGAAGTTCCCGCAAGTAAAGTAAGTAAGGCTGTAAAAGACGCAGCTAAATCAATGAAGAAGAAGTCAACTAAAAAGTTTGCTTCTACAAAACACGATGATTTACCTAATAAAGTAAGAAGTGAATCTACTAAATCATATGGTAAATCACTTGCAAAAATAGCTAAAGACAGACAATTAAAATCACTTTCTAAAAAAGATAGAGAAACTCTAATGAAGATATCAAAAATGATGAAAAAAGCTAATGAATCCGTAAATGAAGACGGACACACAGACGTAGCCTCAATAGAGAGGAAGTTAAAATTAATTATACAAGACTCTGTAGATGTTATTAAAAAATTACGTTCTATGTCTAACGAAGATTCACTACCAAGTTGGTGGACTGATAAGATTACACTAGCTAAAGATTATGTTGGTAAGTCTCGTGATTTCATTATGAATCCTACTGAAGAAGTAGATGAAGGTTTCGGGGGTGAACTTACAGGTGAAGATAAAAAGAAATTTGAAAAAGCAAGAAAAGAAAATGCAGAACAATTAGGTTACAAAGTAACCGGTACTTCAGATATAAAAGAATCCGTAAATGAAAGATATACACTTTACACAACTAATAAAATAGGTGACAAAGTAAAAAAAATTAAAAGTTATAGTTCAAAACAAGCCGCTGCAGTAGCGATGGGTAAATTAGTTAAAAACTTAGAAACAGATTATTTTCCTAAAAACGTTGATGGTTTGATGTATGTAAAAGAAGCCACATCTTTAGGAGCTGATATGCTTTTAGGTGGTATAGCTACCGTGGTTAAAAAAGCAGGTATGAGACCCAAGTCAGCTAAAATGATGGGTGGGGGATTTAAAGTCAGTAAAAGAGATAAGGTTGGATTCAAAATCGATGTTGAGATTCGTGGTCTTGATAAAAAGAAAACATTCCCACTACAATTTGAAACTGAAAGAGGTATGTTATACGTAGTGATTAAAAACAAACCAATCAAATTAGGTAAATACACAATGGTTAATCAAGCAGCTCAAAACTTAAAAAAGGTGGGAGCGGCTTTGATTGGTGATAAAGACGTTAAAAGGATAGCATAATGATTAAGTTAAAAAATATACTAAAAGAATCAAAAGTTTCATATCTTGTAACAGAAGCTTTCAAAAGTAGTATTTTAAGAAAGATGACAAACAACTTTACAGGATTAGATAAAGACTTTTTTAGCTTTACTGCAAAGTATGGTGTTGAGTGGAATAAAATAACAGATAGTCAATTAACAATGAATAGAACACCAAAGAAAAAAGGTATTGAATTTGCAGTCACAACTAAAAAAGTATCATTAGAACCAGGTGGTAGATACAGTAGATGGAATAGTGATATAGAGGTTGATAAAAATACAGCAGTTCTTACATT